CGTCAGCGCCAGCCATCTCAAGGCGGTAATGCAGTCGCCTTACCACTACTGGAGCCGGTACATCAACCCCAACCGCAAACCGGTTGAGCCAACCGCTGCGATGAAGCTCGGCAGCCTTGCCCATTGCGCCATCCTTGAACCGGACGAACTGCTGCAGCGCTACGGCGTGTGCGCAGCACGTAATACCAAGGCTGGCAAAGAGCAAGCTGAGCGCATGGCTACTGAGGGCATCGAGGCTGTCACCAGCACCGACATGGCGCTAGCGCTTGGCATGAGCGCTGCGGTCCGCAACCACCCGGCAGCCGCAGCATTGCTGCACCAAGGCAAGGCCGAGCAATCCTTCTGGTGGAATGACACCGCCACAGGGATGCGATGCAAGTGCCGCCCGGACTGGTATCAACGCGACACAGTGGTAGACATCAAGACCACGACCGACGCGAGCCCGCAGGCCTTTGCCCGCAGCGTGGCTACATTCGCTTACCACGTCCAAGCCGCGCATTACCTAGAAGGACTCTCAGACCGCTGCCAACGGTTTGTGTTTGTCGCCGTCGAGAAGACGTACCCGCACGCCATTGCGGTGTACGAGCTGGACGCCGATGCGCTTGCATTAGGGCGAACCACGCGGGATAATGCATTGGACGTGATCGCCGGATGCAAGGCCGCCAATGTGTGGCCCGGCTACGGCGACACGACCATTCAGACCATCAGCCTGCCTAAGTGGGCAACAAATCCCATCCAAACTGAGACCTTCTGATGACTTCACAGATCACAACTTGGACCCCTGATCAGGTCCAACTGATCAGCAGCACCATTGCGCCGGGCTGCACCAATGACGAGCTGCGGCTGTTTGCCTATGCGTGCCAACGCACTGGGCTTGACCCGTTCAGCAAGCAGATCTACGCCATCAAGCGTGGCGGCAAACTAACCATCCAGGCAGGCATCGACGGCCTGCGCGCCATTGCAGAGCGCACCGGGCAACTGGATGGATCTGAGACCTACTGGTGCGGCGAGGAGGGCGACTGGCGAGACGTATGGCTTTCGTCCAAGCCGCCCGCTGCTGCTAAGACCATCGTCCACCGCAAAGGCAGTAACCATGCTTTCGTCGGTGTTGCGCGGTTCGCGGACTACAACGCAGGCCAAGGGTTATGGGCCAAGATGCCCGCTGCGATGATCGCCAAATGCTCCGAAGCGCTAGCACTGCGTAAGGCATTCCCTGCCGACATGTCCGGTGTCTACACCACCGACGAGATGCAGCAGGCTGATGCAGAGCCTGTGACCGTCACCACCGTCCAGACCAAAGATACCAGCAAGACATTCACCGCTGGTGCTGCTGCCATTGCCAAAGCCAAGAGCCTGCAGGACCTAGAGGAGCTGCAACCGCGCATGGCAAAACGCCTAGAGGATGGTGACCTGACGCAGGAGCAACACGACAAGCTGCTGCAGCAGATGCTTGAGAAGGAGGCTGATCTTGTATCTGACGACTGAGCAACTAGCAGCACGCTGGGGTTTAAAGCCAAGCAGCGTTAAATCCCAGCGGCTGCGTGGCCAAGGACCGAGCTATTACACGGTCCCACGGTTCGGCTTGCCTTTAGGTGAGTCGCGGGTCAGGTATCCAATCGCGGATGTGCTGGCCTTTGAAGAATCCAATTCCATTACCCCCATCAATCCATGAGCCTTTATGCTTCCGGCGTCGTTCGTATTATTAGCGAACCGCAGATTAAGTTTTTTGATTCTGGTACTTGTGTTTGCAACTTCGGTGGTGGCATCAGCGAAGGCAAAGATAAGGACGGCAACTATATCAACAATGCCATTGATGTAGAAGTCTGGGGTAAAGGCGGCGAGATGATTGCCGACAACTGCAAAAAACTTGACAGTATCATGGTGACTGGTTCCATCCGCCGTCAGGATTGGGTTGATAAAGACGGCAAAAAATGCAGCAAGCATGTGCTGAACGTGCAGCGGTTTGAGTACCTGCCCCGTCCCAAGACCGAGGAGGCTGCGTTCTGATGAACGAACCCGCCATCAAAGCAGCCTTTGAGGAGTGGTGGCGTGACAGTTATGGGGTGCCTCCGGGCACCCATGCTGTTATGACCCATGTCGCCTTTGCTGCATATGTGCTCAAGCTGATGGAGCTGCTGCAGGATGACTGATCTGGTCAACCACCCGCCGCACTACACGCAAGGCGGTATTGAGTGCATCGAAGCCATCCAGGCAGCACTGACCCCGGACGAGTTCCGGGGTTACTGCAAAGGTCAGATCATTAAATACATCTGGCGCGCTGAACACAAAGGCAACCCGGCGCAAGACATGCGCAAAGCTAACTGGTACATGCAGTGGCTGATAACTTAAGTGACCGCCGCGCTGTCGGTAAAGGCCGCAACCTAACGGTTAACATCCGCATGACGCGGGAAGAGGTTGAAGCCGCACGAAAACTAGGTGACGGCAACATTAGCATGGGCTTCCGTCATGCCATCAGGTACGCCTGCTGGAAGGACATGAAACCAGTCAAGCTCAGCACCATGCTGCGCAGTGCAGCAGTCATGGCACAAAACCTAGAAGATGCCCGCCGTTCAAACACCGTGCCCGAAATGCAATAGCCACTGCACCTATGTGGTTTTAACAAAACAAAACGACGGTACGATTTACCGCCGTCGTAAATGCAAAGCTTGCGGCCATCGCTGGTACACGTTTCAACCTCAAGAGCAATTTTTACCTAATCACCTCATCACCTGGACCCATGATTCTGTGCGACACCGAGATCCATGACCTTATCGCGCAAGGCATGGTGCAACATCACCAGCCGGAGCTGATCAACCCTGCCAGCTTGGACCTGCGGCTGGGTGATCTGATCATGCTTGAATCAGTCGAATCGCATCAGATGATCCCGCTGTCGATTAAGGACTACACGCCAGACCACCCATACGAGTTGGTGCCTGGGCAGTTCATCCTTGCGCAGACGATCGAGACGTTCGTGATGCCTGAGGATGTGGCTGGGCTGTTCTTCCTTAAGTCCAGCCGCGCCCGCGAGGGTTACGAGAACCTGCACGCTGGTTACGCCGACCCAGGGTGGCACGGTAGTGCGCTGACGCTTGAGCTAAAGAACGCACGCCAGTTGCAGCCGCTGCCGGTGTACCCAGGATTGAAGATCGGTCAGATGGTCTTTTTCCGCATGAGCCAACGCCCTGCGTTGAGTTATGCGTTGACCGGCCACTACAACAACGACAAGCTAGTGGCCGCCAGCAAGCAGTTCTTGAGCCGCAGCCAGATGCCGCGGTTCAACGCTGCATGAGCGCATTGCCTCGCCAACCAACCACTTAATCTGCGACCGCTGGCTGGCTTCTTGCTCAGCCAGCAGCAGTGCATACTCCAACAATCCATTCCAGTCGCCGCGTTCATGCAGCTCTCGCAGCACCTGCGCGTTGGCAGCACCGTGGAACTGTGCTTCTATTGTGTGAACCAATGGTCTCATCATGGCTGATTATGTCAAGGACTACTTAAATAGTATCGCTAAATATCCACTCTTAACACCGCAGCAAGAGATACAACTCGGCAGGCGTGTGCAGCGGTGGCGTGAGCTGAAGCAGCTAGACCGTGCGCTGACGACTGACGAACGCCGCGAGCTGCGCAGCGGTGACCGCGCCCGGCAACGGTTTATCCAGTCCAACCTGCAACTTGTGGTCCATGTCGCACGCAAATACGACAAGCGCAGCCACAAGACGCTTGAGTTTATCGACCTGATCCAAGAGGGTAATATCGGCCTATCGCGTGCGGTTGACCTGTTCGACCCAAGCAGAGGCTACAAGTTCTCAACTTACGCCTATTGGTGGATCCGGCAGGCTATCACACGAGCGCTGGTGACGTATGACCCGGTGATTAAGCTGCCGGTCAGTGTCCATGAGATGCTGTTTAAGGTTGGCCGTGTCGCGCAGCAACTAGGCCATGAGCTAGGTCGCACGCCGTCGATGACTGAAATTGCAGACCAGATCAGCGTTGGCGTTGAAGATTTATCCATGCTGCTGAAGCAGTCTTACCGCGTCACCAGCCTTGATGCGCATATTGCAGACACTGAAAACAATGTGATTGTTGACATGATCGCTGACCCTGCATTTACAAAAGAAGAAACAAGGCAAGAAATACAGGAGATGATGGAATATTTCAACAAATACCTTGATGACATCACGCAGCAAGTATTGCGCGCACGACTGATCAGTAAACCTATTACCTGGGCAGAGCTGGAGCGGGATCTTAACATCAGCAAAAGCAAATTACAGGACCTTGAGCGCCGTGGCATCAAGCGGCTGCGTATGCTAATGAGCAACCCGTTGACAGGTACACCCCTTGGAACCGACGATAGAAAAACACAACGATAAATGGCGCGTTTGTTATAACGGAATGTGTAGAGACCATGCGCAAGATTGGCAAGCAATGGTCTTTTATCACCAGATGCTTAATCAATCAACCAGTCCTGAATCTTTAGCACGCGGTCAACGGTCCATGAATCTTGACGGCTGAACCATTCGCGCCATTCTTCGCTGCCTTTGCGACGGTTGCAATTACGGCACGCCGGTACAAGATTGCTGGCAACTGTAGCGCCACCTTTATGGCGTGGCTTTACATGGTCCAGCGTGTCAGCCGGTACGCCGCAGTACGCGCATTGATGGCCCCATGCTTCAAAGATTTGCTGTCTGAATTGATGCTTTGCATTGCGTTTCGGGATAAGGTTTGAGCCATCAATCAGATGATCCACGAAGCTCGGGGATAGGTAGCACCTGGACGGACAAGCCCAGGATGTGATCGTTGGATGGCGCTAGCTCAGTGAGCCGCGCCACGAAGTCATCTGATACCGCTTCCGGGTCGTCGTTGTCTGATTCGACAACAATGGTGTACTCAACCTCTAGGACGTACTGCCTCATACCGTTGGCTCGCAAGTGATGTCAACGCCGCCGCGATCCCGTGGCCGCAGCGTCATCCAGATGCCGCCGAGCGATTTAGGCATCACGATGCGTTCAATAGCCCAGCCGCCTGTAGCGCCGAACTCTTGTTTATAAGTGCCGGTCTGCAAGTGCCAGCGTTGCTCGATCCATGCCTTGCCGTTTTCTGCGATGCGGTAGCACGGGTGCGCAACGATGCTGCGTTCGTGGTTGTGGCCGTTGATCATGATGTCGGCGTCCGGCGCGATCTGCGCATACCGCCCACCGCCCATGGTGCCTTTGGTGATGATGCCACCCCATGCGCCGTGGTGAAAGAACAACGTGCAGCGCCGCACCCTGCCGGTCGGTTGGTAAAACACAAACCGCACGAAGCCTTGATAGCCCATGTGCTCGGTGACTGCGCCATCGTTGCGCATGAGCCGGACCACATTCTCTAGCGGGTCGATCTCTTGGCTGTTGAGGACAGCGGTCTCATGATTGCCGTCGCCCATCATCAGGATCATGTCGCCGTAAGGCTTGAGCAGGTCTGCTGACTCGCGGAACACCAGATCAAAGTAATTGCCGCCGAGGTGCTCGGGTCTGATGTCGCCTTTACTGCCGCGCCTGTCTTTTTTGCCCTGCATGAGGCACATGACATCGCCAAACATCAACGCCCGACCGCCGCGTTGCTTGCACTCGTCTAAGTGCTGCAGCAGTAGCTTGCGGTCGCATTTCGGGTTGTCGAGGTGAATGTCTGATGCAAGCAGGAACGTTGCAGAGTCCTGCCTGCTCTGATACGGTATCCGTACCTCTAGCAGCTCTGGCGACAGCCGCGTCGTGGTAATCGCCATGCCGTGGTATCGGCTTACACTAGGAGTCTAATAAGGCCAAGTGAGACGCGGCTTGCCTTGGCGTATCCCAAGATGCACGAAGCCTTTAGGCGCGCCTAGGCCGGTGCTGTACGGCCAATGCTT